ACGACAGGAGCTTCGGGACCATTACCCATCTTTTCAGATGCAGTAGGTTCTACAAGTTCCCATTTATAAGTTCCGTCAGGCTGAAGAACTTTATCTAGGGATTTAGCCATAATAATGTATGTACTTATATATCATCTTACCAAACTATTCAGTTTTGGCTTCATTAGCAGATGGTAATACTTCTCCCTGTACTAAAATATCTCTAAATTCTTCTCTATCTATTACTTGCTGATCGAATAATGATGTTAAAGCTGTAATATCTTGTCCAATTAATCTTTCAATATCAAAGTCTCTGCTTATCTTTACTTCTGGAGGTTCGATACCAACGTATTCTGCTGAATAATTAAAACATTTTTGAAGTTTCTGTTCTAATTCCATAGAAACCATTGCAAGCATAGAGTTTGTATCAACACGATCTAATCTTCTAGCATCAGCAGATTCAGCTACAAACTTTTGTTGTGACAAAGTACTAATTCCAAGAGTAGCCATTTGCATTTGTAATTCTTTTATCTCAGCAGATTGAGCATCAAAAGCACTAGAAGCTGGCTCTACATAATAAATTTTATTACCTGGCTGAGTTGCCATTGCATAATTAACAGATATAGCTAAATCTTTAGTCTGATCGTCATATCCTTCCATTACCAACATTGGTTGAGATGCAACGTGCAAACTATGTATTAAATCAGCCTGTCTTTGAAAATGTGCAAGATTTAAATATGCAATATCAAGTAGAGGCGGTTTGCTTACTAAATTTTCAGTTTTTCCAGAATAAATTGTAACTAAAGGTATTTCACCAAGAGAAAAATTACCAGATTCAACTAATTTGTATTCTTGATCTGTTGTACCAGTACTAAATTCACCCATGTAAGAATTATCATCAACATCATACATTGCATCTATTTGATCTTTTTTACGAAAAACTCTATAACTCCCAGGTTCTATAACTCTTACCTGCTCGTAAACTTTCTCTCCAAAATCTCCATCAGGTAATACAGCTTTTTCTGAAATTCTTGCTTGTATTAAGTTTCCGTAATTAGATTCTCTATCTAATCTCCAACCTAAAAGATTTGTAGGATCAACTTCAATCCAATAAGGTCTACGATTTTGTTCTCTTTCTTCTGCGAGACTTAATGCACCAGAAGGAGCAGGATAATCAACAAGAATATGACTTTGACCATAAGTGAGAGAACACATCAGTATTCTTCTTGCATATTCATCTAAATCTGATCCACACCCATCAACATCCATTTTAAATGTATCTGTCCAATAAGGATCACCTATAAGACTTATTGGTTTTCTTAATACAAGACCTGTAGCTGCTCTTATTAATCTTTGTGTAAAAGGAGAAAATACAGCACGATTTACTCTAGCCATATAAGCTGTATAATCTTCTCTTGGTTCTAATGGTAAAAATGCTTCACTATTTTCTCTAAGATATTCAGTACCTTCAGTTACAGCTTTCATTATCTCCCAACCCTTCATCATATCCAGAACTGCTCTTGTTCTAGTAAAAGGGCTATCTATATCATTAATAGTTGTGGAAGTTTGTACCTTTGTTCTATAGTCTCCAGGAATTGAATAAGTCATTTAACACCTCCATCGTTTTAAAGCTAACGCTTTTCTTGTAGGTCTGCCTTTTTTATCTTTTAATGGACCTGGCATACCAGACATTCTTGCACAAAAACTTTTTCTTCTTGCTGCTCTTTTGCCAGTAGGATTCTTTTCAGTAACAGGAGCTTGTAAATTACTACCAGTAGCACGATTGTATTTTGCACGACCTTTAGCAGTCAGTCCTCCTTTCTTAGACTTTTCGCCTCTTCCTACAGATAAACTAACTCCTTTACGTTTTCTCATTTGCCCACCTTTGCTTGTGCTTTTTTATGAGCTTGAGTAAAAGTATCTCCTGCTCTCATTCGCCTTTTCATAAACTCCATGTGCTTTGCACTATG